GATTACAGGCGGTAATGCACACAGGGTAGATCACCCAGATAAAAAGCAGTGGACAGTGTTTGTGCGTTATGTACCGGATAACGAAGCAGATACTACAGTGGAGATACTAGAAGAAGGCTTTGACCCAATAACCTTCTAAATAATCCCCGGGTTTTAGCTATTAGCTAAGGCTCCTTATGTGCGCCGTCCGCTAACATTTTCTATCCATCGACGTACCGTCGAGTAGAGGTGTTAGTGGGCGGCACGAGGTAAGCGAAATCACTCCTCCCTCACTTCGTGAAGGAGTCGTCGTGATTTCTTTGTAAAAAAACAAGAAAGGTAAGACATGGACAACGTAGAGTTAGATTACGAGCCAAGCATTACAGATTGTAATATGTTCTGTGTGTACATCGGAGACTTAGTCAAAGAGATAAGCACAGACAGGATATGGGTAGTAGATGATATCGGTAAAGACTTTATCGTCGGTAAGATCGGTGAAACTACAAACTACATGTCACAGAGCAAGTTCCTGTGGGTTACAAGCCCAAAGCTACCAATCGGTAAAGGGTGGAAATAATGACAAGCATAGTTCTATTTGGTCTAGGGTTGTTTAGTTTGCTTATGGCTAAAGAGTCTAGACATTCAGCAGAGTATGTGCTAGAAAATCCTGGTGAGTTCGGTGGATTCAAGTTCTTTGAGAGCTATCACATGTATGTGAACCTAGATGCTATGTTCACAGTAATTGGTATAGGTTTGTTGTTGGCAGGAGTGGCGAAGTCCCTCCTCCTTCGGCAAGCGAAGGAGTCGTCGGGACTTCTTCGTGTAAGTAAATAATAATAATAAGGAGAATAAAAAATGACAACAATCAAGTTGCCAAAGCTACAAGTTGCATCAGAAGCAAAGCAGTTCCTGCTACCAGCGGGAACATTCACAATGGTCATCGAAGAGATTCGACAGACCAAAGTCAAAACCGGTGCAAGTGCAGGTAAGCCAGCCCTAAACGTTGGTTTGTCTCACGAGGGTATTTGGGTATGGAAGCAGTTGCCAATGTGGTCGCCTGCCAAGAACGCCCCGCAAAACGAGAAGGACTGGTTCAGAATGAGTACGATAGCATTCTTCAATGCTATTGGACACACAGCAGAAGACCTAGACCTTGACAGTCTAATCGGTAGAGAAGTAATTGCCTTAGTAGGAATTCAGGACAATGGCAAAGATTATGGAAAGCAAAACTACATAACTACATTCACTACAAAGAAAAAGTAAAAAGCCAGCCCCGAGTCGTTCCCCCCAACGGCTCGGGGTTTTTTTCTGTCGCCGTTATCCCCTTAAAGAAATCATTTTATTAGCTAATCCATAGGTTGTAGGTACTGGCTCCCACCACGGTCGTATCAGAAGGTCCCTCAAACAAATCAACGTGATTCCATTACCTGATAGAATAGATTACGGAAAAATTTTCCACAGTATTTTTTGGAGGTTTTGAAATGGCGCGATCAATATCCGATCCACCTGAAGAAGAAGAAAAGAAGCCAGATCCAGTAGACCTGGAAAAGTTGGCAGATATGCTATACAGCGTTTTTCTCGCTGTGCAGGACCTAAATGACAAGGTCGAAAAGCAGAACGAACAGCTCAAACGAGTAAACGGACTCTAAATGAGCAGAGAACTTTCACTGCTTGACGAGACCCTTATTAGGCTAGCCGCATCTGGCAAGTCAGGTGAGGAGATCGAGCGAAAGACCGGTATCCCGGCAATTGAGGCTGTAGCCCACGTAAAGAGGCTAATGTCTCGCCGTGACGTGTGGACAGAGGTTGAGCAGCGTCAGCTACTTCTTTACCAGCTAAACGAACTTAAGGATTCGCTGACTCAGAACGCTTTGCAGCTACAGGACCCAGACTCAGCACGATTGCTACTTAAGACACTCGAGCTAATCGGTAAAAGACTAGACAGCCAGAAAGCCGTGCTCGAGCAAGAGGTGCTAAAGCTTTCACAATACCAACAGACTGTTCTGCTAAGAGCGATGGACGCAGCACTTGACTTTGCCAAAAAACAATTGCACTCTAAATACCCAGAAGTGGACAAAGATGAGCTTGACGCTTTGGTAGGCGAAGGACTTGCGCTTGCAAAAGACTCGCTGCAGAAAGATACTCAAGATGATTGATAACGTAATTGACGGAGTAGTTGCAGACCTTAGGAAACGCAGCAAGAACTCTATTTACTTAAACGACCCAGTCGCGTGGGCTCACGACGTACTTGGCAAGCACATGTGGACTAAGCAGGCTGAGATTGCAAGATCTTTAGTCGACAACACTCACACCGCTGTAGTAAGTTGCAACGGTGCTGGTAAATCCGCAATCGCAGGTATCTTAGGTACTTGGTGGATCGCCGTACACGACCCGTACGAGGTCGCACTGATTTGTTCCGCTCCGACATACCCACAGATTGCCCGAGTGCTTTTTAGGGAGCTGAAGGACAATCACAAGGCTGCTGCAACCAGAGGGTTTGCATTGCCGGGTCACATCAACCAATCAGAGGAGTGGAAACTCCACGATGAGTACGGCACACTAATTGGATTCGGTAGAAGACCTGCTGACACTGATATCGTGTCCGCCTTCCAGGGAATCCACAGAAGATTTGTTTTTGTAGTGCTAGACGAGGCTGGGGGTATCCCAACTGACTTGTACACTGCTGCAGAAGCCGTTACAACTACCGCTGACTCCAGAGTGCTTGCAATTGGAAACCCAGACCGCAGAGGAACTGAATTTCACAGAATCTTCCGCGAGGACGAAACTTGGAACAAGATTTCCATTTCTGCGTTCGACACACCAAACTTTACAACAGAGGAAATCCCAGAGGAGCTTCGGCCGCTACTAATTCAGCCTAGCTGGGTTGACAGGCAGAAGATCGCGTGGGGCGAGGACTCTGCAAGGTATAAGTCTAAGATTCTGGGTCAGTTCCCAGAGGAAGACGATACTACCTTCTTTAGCCAAGTAGCGATCGATTACAGCATCGATTGTGACATTCCAGAGGACACAGAAATCCCTTTGGTCCTCGGCGTGGACGTTGCGCGATTTGGTGATGACGACTCGGTGATCTACACTAACAGTGGCGGCCGTTTGCGCCACTTTGCAACTTGGAATAAGTCCAACGCAGTAGAGTCTGCGAACAGAATTCATGAAGCAGCAATTGCCCTTGGGGCGAAGGAGGTTCGAGTCGATGGTACGGGTCTTGGTGCACCTATTGTTGATATGTTGGCTGGTATGTGTAACGATCGGTATGTTGTTATTAGCATCGTTGGTTCTGCCGCTAGCCCTGATAACACTCGCTGGCTTAACGCTAGGGCGGCGGGTTATGACACTATGCGGGAGAAGATGATCACAGGTCAAATTGACCTAGACATGGGCGATAAAGATTTGATTGACGAAATGATGTCGATCAAATACAAGTTCTCCACAAAAGGTTCGATTCAGATTGAATCTAAGGACGACATGCGATCTCGCGGCATGAGTTCTCCAGACAGACTAGATGCTGCGATGTACGCGTGTTTAGATTTGTCAAAGCTAATGGGTTCACCTTACGGAACTGCACAGCCCGGAGATAAACTTTACATGGATGCAAATGCACTTGATTCAAAGTTTCCCTTCTATTCCGGCTGGTCATGGTAGACTATTAATAGTTTTTAAACAATTTTGGAGATATTTTGGCAGATTTAGACGATTTTTTTACCGATCAGCAGGCTCTACAAGAGTCCTATTCACAAATGGCAGCGTCTCTGCTAAGCATCGAAGACGAAGGTTGGACCAAACTAGGCGTTAGTTTCGACGATACAGACGCTTTTACACTAACTCAGCTTCACATGCTATCTCGTGCACTAATGGAGAGAACAGACGGCAATCCGCTTCTAAAACGTGGACTTGGTCTTAGAACTAGCTACATTTTTGGAAAAGGCAGCGAAATAACTAATGTTTCGTCTGCAAGGATCAGAAACCTAATTGATGACGCACAAAACCAAGCTGCACTGTTTTCAACAGAGGCAATGGCAATTAACGAGCGTTCCAACTTTACTTCTGGACAGTTCTTTATCCTAGGTGACAATACAACCAAAAAACTTCAAAGAATTCCTTTTAACGAGATTACTGGATGGGTTACTGACCCAGATGACGCTGAAACGATCTTTTTCATTCGCAGAAGCTGGTCAAGAAAGAATCTAGAGGGAACTGCTCAGGAAAGACACGAGTGGTATCCAGTTGACACTTACACCGGTCCGAGAGCAACTAGAATTATCCAAGCTCAGCCAGTAAACTACGGTAAGACCATGTTTGCCTTTATGGTTAACAAAAGAGCTGGAAATGTCTGGGGAGTTCCAGATGCTTTCTCTGCTTACCCTTGGGCTTACGCTTACAACGAGTATTTGAAGGATGGATCTCGAATCCTTAAGTCTTTGTCCATGTTTGCATGGCAACTAAAATCTAAGAGCAAGGTCGGCGCTCAAGCCGCAGCTGCAACTATTGCAACACCTTCCTCTGCAGGATCTACCGCTATCCTTGGTGCTGACATGGAGCTTTCTGCTCTACCACGTACAAGTAACTCAGTCGATCTGGGTAACGGTAAACCTTTAGCAGCTATGGTAGCCTCAGCACTTGAGGTTTCCGTAATTGCACTACTATCTGACCCAGGAACTTCTGGAGCCTACGGCGTAGCCCAGACTCTAGACATGCCTACCACAAAGGCCATGCAATCAAGGCAGAAGCTTTGGGAAAACTACATGAAGAGAATCCTGATGTTCTTTGGCGAGCGCAGGGCAGAAATTAAGTGGCCTAAGATGGAAAACGAATCCAGCTTTAGACAGCTACAGTCGCTTGCCTTGGCCAAGGAGTCAAACGCAATTTGGGCTGACGAATATCGTACTGCAGTTCTTGACGAGCTTGATGTTGTTGCGATGAGGCCAGGAGTTCCAGACGACGGCAATTCAGATTCTTCTAATTCTAGTGTGCCAACTCAGGGCAATTCCGGAGCAGTTGGTTCTATGCAAGATAATTCAAATGAACTCAGAGATATGGATAATTAATCCAGTATTGTAAATGTGCTATCATTACATATAGAATATTCAATACTCTGGAGTCTTTATGTCAATAAAACTAAAAGAAGATTTAGCCCTTTCATCGGTCGAATCTTCCGGTAATAAATGGCGTATTAAGGTTATCCAGTCTGGTTGGGGCTCATCTGGCTATTACGGCTCAGAGATGCTTAAAGAGTATGGCCCAAGCGTTTTTGCCGCTGGTACTAAAGTTTTTATGAACCACCCATCCGCATCTGAAGATAATGATCGCCCAGAACGCGACGTTCACCAGCTTGCAGGAAAACTAATTAGCGATGCTATCTTCATGGAAGATGGACTGTTTGCTGATGTCCAATTTTACTCACACTACGCGCCTATCATTAAAGAGATGGCCGGAGATGTGGGTTTATCAATTCACGCACTAGGTGAAGCCAAACTTGGCGAAGCTGAAGGTCGGGAAGGCCCTATCATCGAATCGTTAGTGGAAGATCCACTTACGAGCGTTGATGTGGTCACAGTGGCAGGAGCTGGCGGTAAATTCATAAGCCTGTTAGAAAGCTACAAATCGCAAGATACTTCGGTCGACTTGATCGAGGAATCTTTAACGGAAGGAAATGGAATGTCCATTACTAAGGAAGAACTTGAGGCAGCAGTAGCTGACCTTAAAGAGGCCTTCGTTGAGGCAATCAGTCCGCTACGTGAATCTGTATCGGTTCTAGTAGAGGCAGCTACTCCTGCTGAAACCGACGCTGATGTTCAGGAGATTACATCTCTTGACCCAGTAGAAGTTGCTGAAAAATTCAACGAGTCAGGACTACCAAAGGTTGCGCTACAGCGCGTCTCTGAGAGTCTAAAATCAGAAACCAACACTAAGACTGTTGACGAGCTAATTGAGGAAGAGAAGGCTTACGCCGAGTCTATCCGCGAGACCCTTGTCGTACCAGCACCTGAGTTTGTTGGAGTTATCCACGAGGCCGGTAAGGCTTCAACCCCAGCAAGTGAACTTGAGACAATCGTCTCTCGTATCGCTGGTAAGTAAGAAAGGTAAATCATGGCTCTTAATGAGATCTACAAAGACAGCAACGAGCTAGTCTTCGCTGTAAACACAGCTGTTAAGTCTGGAAACGTCGTAAAGGTCGAAGACCTTGTCGGTGTTGCACAGAACGACGCAGTAACTGGTGAGGATGGAAACAAGTATTCCACTCTTAAACTTAATGGTGCTTTTGAAATTACATTCAAGTCCGGTGACACATTTAATGTTGGTCAGAAGGCTTACGGTGTTGCTAACAGCACAACAGGAATTATTCCTGAAGCCCAGGAGTCTTCAACTAGCGCAAAGCTAATGGGACACGTTACCAAGGTCTTGACCACAACTGTTGTTGTCCGTCTAGCACAGAACTAAGGATAGGTAAAAATGACTGAAAACATTACCCCACGTCAGGTTGAGGCGGCGAAACTTCTTGAAGGTGCGCTACGCGGAGACCGCAAAGACAAGCTAAAGCTACAAGAAGGTATCGCAATGAGCGACCTACCTATCCAGCTAGCACCAGTTATCAACAAGATCTTGTTGCAGAACTACGCAGCCACACCAAAGGTGTGGGACTCGTTCGCAACTCGTCTAGTAGTTGACGACTTCCGCAAGCAGCAGTACCTAAACCTCAAGTACGAGGATGACGGTATGGACAACCAGGGAGACAAGTTCCGCGAGGGATCACTTCCTACTGTTGGCGAGTACGACGAGTACCCAACTGCTGGTTGGTTCTCAGTTACTGAGTCCGACTTCGCAGTGAAGAAGGCCGGTCAGCGTGTCCGCTTCTCATGGGAAGCTGTCGTTAACGACGGAAACATCTCTCTTCTAGAGCGTCTACCTATCGAGCTTGGCCTAAAGGCTGCCGGTAAGGAAGATGAGGAAGTTACCAAGCAGCTTGTTACTTCGTCTGGTCTAAACACCACGAACTTCAAGTCAGGTAACAACAACCTATTCTCCGGAAACGGTGCTCTAACTATGGAGAACCTAGAGAAGGCAATCCAGGCTGCTAACCTACAGCAGTACAACGGTAAGCTAATCCAGCCAGTAACTCAGTTCGCATTGGTAATCCCACGTGCGCTTGAGCTTACTGCTAGAAAGATCTTCTCTGTTCAGGAGATCCGCACTCAGAACGGTACTGGAGCTGGCTCAACAGTTACAATCACCGGAAACCCAATCGCACCATCTACAATCAACATCGTAGTAAACGACTGGCTAACAAAGATCAACTCATCCGCAAGTGCATACTGGTTCCTAATTCCAGTACCATCTCAGACACTTAACCCAAGCGTTGTGCTTGGATTCCTTCGTGGATTCGAGGCTCCTGAGCTTCGCGTTAAGTCTGCATCTGGTCAGTACTTCGGCGGCGGAGATGTTCCTGAGAACTACGGTTCATTCGACAACGATGACTGGCAGATGAGAATCCGCCACATCGCAACTGGTGGATTCTTCGTTCCTGCAGGTACAATCGCTTCAACTGGAGCTGGTTCCTAACAGCTAACAGGGGAAATCCCCTCACATAGGCCTCAAGCTTGTGTGGGGGGATTTTTTTTAGTATAATAATTACCAATTACAACTTAATAGTCAAAAATGACCCCAGTACTAACGCAAGGAAAGGTAAGGTCAAATTATGAAAAAGATACTAACAATCGCAGTTATGACCTCTGTTCTAACAACGTGTGGCATGTCTGCAAATGCAAATGATAAAGTAGTAAAACCAATAGTAGTAAAAGAAATTGATCATGAGACTTTTATAGAGTTTTTGATTAACTTTGACAAAGAACAAACTTTGCTACAGAAGCAAGCTGCAGAGTTTAAAGCGGCTAAATTAAGAGCTGCAATTATGGAATCAAGAATTAGATCACTAGAACAATACGTAGGAAAAACTTGGTACGTATTTTCTGGAGTTACTCCCGAAGGTTGGGATTGCTCTGGATTAGTAATGTGGTTTTATTCGGAATTTAATATAGAGTTGCAGCACTCTGTGACCGCACAAATTCATTCTGGTGAGCAAACAGAAAACCCAATGCCCGGGGATATTGTGGCTTTTAAATATCATGGATCTGACATGGGATACCATAACGGTTTATACATTGGAAACGACATGTATATTCATTCACCACGAGAAGGCGCAAGAACTAAACTTAGCTCTGTGTCTGAATACGCTGGCGAGCACTCAGTGCCAGTTTATACGAGGGTTGACTTAGGTCTGCTAAAATAGAGGAAGTCACGTTCCCTCCTTCGTGACACGATACCCGCCCTGTTGAGCTTATGTTCCGGGGCGGGTTTCACTTTTACTGGTAGAATAGAAGGACTATGATTATTTTTCCAGATAGCAATCTACCACCACAGTCGCAAGACTGGGGCGATAAGGTTGAAAAAGAAATCAAAAGAATTGACAAAAAAACCGGGCGCTCAATATCTGTTTCTGGTGATGATGGTCAAAGTTCTGGCGATGGTACGCAAGGGCCAGCTGGTCCTGCAGGGCCACAAGGCCCGCAAGGAGATCAAGGTCCAGCAGGTTCACAGGGACTTAAGGGTGATAAGGGTGATAAAGGCGATACTGGTAATCAGGGAATACAGGGTGAGCAGGGTCTAAAGGGAGATAAAGGCGATACTGGTAACACCGGAGCTCAGGGTATCCAAGGCGAGCAAGGCTTAAAGGGCGATAAGGGTGACACTGGTTCTCAAGGCATCCAAGGAGTAAAAGGCGACAAAGGCGACACGGGAGCAACTGGCTCTCAGGGCATCCAAGGCGAACGCGGTTTAACGGGCGAGCAAGGAATACCTGGTGCAAAAGGCGACAAAGGCAATACTGGAGATACTGGACCAGCAGGGGCTACGGGCGCTACGGGAGCAACGGGCTCTCAAGGTCAAAATGGTTTTTCTGCTTATCAAGTTGCTGTTATTGATGGATTCGTTGGTACGGAAGCGCAATGGTTAGCTAGCTTAGTTGGAGCCACTGGTGCAGCCGGTGCAACTGGGGCGCAAGGTATTCAAGGTATTCAAGGTATCAAGGGTGACAAAGGCGACAAGGGTGATACTGGAGATACTGGACCACAAGGTGCTTCTGGCGATAGCTCAACTCACTATCACTACAAGACTAAAACAAACACTACAAGCGGAGACCCCGCAAATCAGCATCTTGGTTGGAATAACACAACACAAATCAATTCCACTGCTTTACGTGTAAATCACATAGATGCAGATAATCAAGATGATGCAATTTTTCTTGACCTAATTAATCAACACGATGTCTTAATTATTCAGGATAAAAATAATTCTGCAAACTATCAGAAGTGGGAAGTCTCAGGCGCTCCAACTTACAACGCTACTTGGGATCTATTTCCAGTAACTCTTATCGCATCAGGTGGTACTGGCACAACAGACTTTGCAAATAACCATGCTGTGCTTTTGATTATTGTTTCCGTTGGAAACGTTGGACCGCAGGGACCGGCTGGTGCAACAGGAGCGCAAGGACCGGCTGGACCGACTGGGCCTCAGGGCATTCAGGGTATTCAGGGCGTAAAAGGTGACACTGGGGCAACGGGAGCCGATTCAACTGTACCCGGTCCACAAGGTCCGACAGGACCAGCTGGACCACAAGGTCCTGCTGGTGAAAGTGCCTCAGTAGCAGTTTCAGATACTCCACCAACATCAGCTTCTCAAGGCGATCAGTGGTACAATAGCAGTACTGGTGAGAGCTATATTTATTATGACAATTACTGGGTAGAATTAAACAACTCACTTCCTGGTCCCCAGGGCGAACAGGGAATTCAGGGAAACACTGGTGCAGCTGGTCCGACTGGTCCGACTGGTGCCACTGGTCCGACTGGTCCGACTGGACCACAGGGTCCAGCGGGTGCAGATGGTGCTACTGGTGCAACAGGCCCACAGGGCCCCACTGGGCCAGAGCCTTCTGTTGGTAAGGTAATAGCAATGTCAATAGTCTTCGGAGGATAGTAAATGGCAAATCCAAACATAGTTGGTGTAACAAGCATTTTTGGTAAAACCGTTTCTGTTGCCTTGACTGCTACTGAGCAAACAATTCTTACGAATGCTGCATCCAGCAATAAAATTTTTAAAGTGAATGTTATCATTGCGGCAAATATAGACGGCGCTTCCTCTGCTGATGTTACTGTAAGGCTTCACAACGGTACTACGTCATTCCCAATAGCACATACCCTTTCCGTACCGGCAGATGCAACCCTTTTAGTTACTGATAAATCTGCGTCATTTTATTTAGAAGAAAACTGGTCTATTAGAGCTCTAGCATCTGCTGCTGGCGATATTCAATTAACTATTTCTTATGAGGAAATAGCCTGATGTTTAATGGAGGCATTTTAGGTAAATTGAATTCTCCAGTAGCATCAGGTGCTAAGAGTGGTGTTTGGTCGATACGTGAGCTTTATCTTGGTGAGCAAAGTAGTAACTGGAGGCAATTCCCGAGTTCTGGATTGCAGCTTCTTTTAGATGCGGGAAATCCAGCCTCTTACTCCGGCTCTGGAACAACTTGGACAAATTTAATGGGAACTGGAAATTTTACGATTAATCAAAGTGCATACAATTCATCCGGAGTTAAGTTTATGGACTTCAATGGATCTTTTGGCTGCGCTAAAAAAATAGATTCAGACTTCACAGCCCTTGGAACCGATAATGTCACTTTCGTTACTTGGACTAGGATTACACAATCGACATCTAACTGGAGAACCCTACTAAGAGGACTCTCCTCCGGAGGTGATCACCAAGTTATTATCCAATCAGGTGCGTACACTATTGGAATGTATGATAACGTAAACGCAAGCGCATTTAATAGCTCAGGTTTTAATCAGAATAGCATCCCCGGCTGGAATACTGGACAATGGAATATGTTGGTTTGGAGGTGGCGCGGAGGATCATCTCCTTATTATAATTTTAGCTACAACGATTCTCCTAATATCATACGTGGCTCAAATACTTCCTCAAATGCTAGATTTAAAAATGGCATTTGTTCAATTGGCGCTTATAATGAGGCGCTTCAATCAAATCCATCTACTGCAAGTCAGTATTGGGGAGACATCGCTGCCTGCTATGGATATAACAGGTATTTAACGGATCAAGAAATATTAGATATATTTTCAGCAACAAGAGCAAGATATGGTATGTAAGAAGCAAATATGGCAATGAATTTTCCAGATAACCCTACCGTAAATCAACAATTTACTGTTGGACAAAGAACTTGGTACTGGACTGGCGTAGCCTGGAAAGCTGTAACTCTTAATCCATTAGATGTTTCAGTCGACGGTGGAACCGCTTAATTGTGGTAGAATAGAGTCATCATGGCCAACATTCCAAGCAATCTCTCTTACGGCACTGTAACTGGTCGTTTTATTCTTGCATACGCCGATAGCGTTGACGCTGGAGCAGAGCCAGATGCAATCCCCGCAGCAGGTGCTGTTTACTTTAAAGCTTCTCCAGTCTTTATTAAAGACGCAACCGCTGATCCTGCAGCAGTTACAATTCTTCCTGCAGTTGTCGAAGCAACCCTAGATTCAGATGGATACATTTGTGGCTTTGGCACAACTCGTGGCGTAAACCTAGTTGCAACAGATGACCCACAGGGAAACCCAGTTAACTGGACTTGGGCTGTTGAGTTTAGACTTACTGACCAAACTGGCACACCAGTACCGCTTCCAGGTTTTAGCTTCTCGCTTCCAAGCGGTCAAACACGTGATCTTACGGTTTTGTCTCCTGTGCCAGATGCAAACGGAACCTTTTATCTTGTAGGACCAACTGGTCCGGCTAACACTTTATCTGTTGGCACAGTAGCCACTGGAAACGCGGGAACAAATGCTGCGATTCAGATAACTGGAACAGCCCCATCTCAAACTGTTAATTTTACAATTCCTCGTGGAGATCAGGGAATCCAGGGAATCCAGGGTATTCAGGGTATTCAAGGAGTCAAGGGTGATGCATTAAATATTCTTGGAACAGTAGCTACTGTTGGAAATCTTCCGACAACTGGCAACGACAGTAATGATGGTTACATTGTTGAAGCAAATGGTCATCTTTGGATTTGGCAATCAGTAGAAAATAGCTGGCTTGATGTTGGAGAAATCAAAGGCCCAGGTGTGGCTGGGGGCGGAAGCACTAATGCTATACTTGTAAAAGCTAGCAATTCTAGCTATGATACAACTTGGACTAACGTTATAGACGGAGGAACGGCCTAATGCCCGTTCAGACTGTAATTAAGCACCGCAGGGATCTTGCTGCTAACTGGACAACTACAAATCCGATTCTTAATGCCGGTGAAATTGGCTTTGAAGCCGATACTGGTAAATTTAAGATAGGTAATGGTACTCAAAACTGGGTTGCACTAAAGTACGCTGGTGGCGGTGGGATCTCAGTATCTGAGACTGCTCCTACTAACCCAGATCAAGGTGCTCTTTGGTTTAACTCAACAAACGGAATTACCTACATCCGCTACGACTCTTACTGGGTAGAGCAAAGCCCAGCAATTACTGGACCACGAGGACCAGCAGGTCCAGCAGGAGCAACTGGTGCAACAGGTGCAACTGGGTCTGCAGCAAACACTGATGAACTATACGCAATTACACTTATGGGAGCTATCTAATGCCATCAACACCAAAAACTTTATTCCGTGGAGCAGCCACTACAACAGTAGGCACTGTGCTTTACACTGTTCCCGCTGCAACCACTACAGTAGTAACTAGCATTGTTGTGACGAATACCACATCTTCAGTTGGTACTTTTACTTTAGGTTTAAATGGTACTAACTTTGCAACTACGGTAACCGTTGCTGCCTTGGATTCTACTGTCATCGACATAAAGCAAACCCTTAACGCTACTCAGACAATTACAGGTGGAGCATCAGCCACTACAATTAACTTTCACATTTCTGGAGTAGAAATAAGCTAATGGGAGTGTACAAACTTTCTACTGGTGCAGGACTTACTACACCTAGAATTAATTATTCTTCTATGAGTGCTGGTACCCCTAGCGCTTTAATAATTGCTGCTACTGGCGGAACCATAACAACAGCAAACGGGTATAAATATCACACTTTTACTAGCTCTGGCGACTTTGTAATTTCTTCTGGAACTGGAACTATTGAAGCACTAATTGTTGGTGGTGGCGGTGGAAGCGGAAAGTGCGTAGGCGGCTCCAGAGGCAGCGCTGGTGGTGGTGGTGCTGGTGGTTTCTTACCAGTTGCTGCGTCTCTTATTTCCCCTGGCACATACGCTGTAGTTGTTGGGGCTGGTGGACCTGGAGGAGCTAGCAACCCTAGCGCTGGCTCTCCTGGTGTAAATTCTTCCTTTAATGGCTCAACTGCTATTGGTGGAGGTGGGGGTGGCAGTAGCTCTACTAACGGGCAAAACGGTGGCTCTGGTGGTGGAGCTGGAACGTCAAGCTCTCAGTCTTCTGCCATAGGTGGTACTGGAACCGCTGGGCAGGGAACCAATGGTGGAAACCCTGGCTACGGTGGTTCAAACTTACAGTCTGCTGGTGGTGGTGGTGGTGCCCTAGTTGCTGGTGCTAACGGAGTTTCAAACGCGGCTGGAGCTGGTGGTAACGGCTCAAACGCTTACTCTGCTTGGGCTACAGATACCTCAACTGGAGTTAGCGGTTACTACGCTGGCGGTGGTGGTGGTGGTGGTCACGGCTCAGGAGGCACTGGTGGTCTCGGCGGTGGTGGAAACGGCGTAACCTCAAACACTGCTGCTAATCCAGGGACAGTTAATACTGGTGGTGGTGCAGGAGGTAATGCTGTGTTTGACACAACTTCACCAGCTAGTGCTGCTGGAGGCTCTGGAATAGTAATTATAAGGTACGCAGCATAATGAAAGGTAACAAATAATGGCACACTACGCATTTTTAGATGACAACAATGTTGTCACTGAGGTAATCGTTGGGATTGACGAAACTGAGCTTATTGAAGACCTAGATACCGAAACCTGGTATGGCAACTTCCGTGGTCAGGTTTGCAAGCGCACTTCTTACAACGGCAACTACCGTAAGAACTACGCAGGTCTTGGCTACACTTACGATGAAGAGCTTGACGCATTCATTGCACCTAAGCCGTTTGACAGCTGGGTACTTGATGAAGACACCGCTCGCTGGGAAGCACCAGTTGCTTACCCGACTGACGGACTGACTTATGGTTGGGATGAAGCCAGCACCTCTTGGCAGGTCGTAGACTTTCCCGAAACTCCAGCAGAGTAAGGTACAATAGAAACTATGCCAGCGATAGATTTTCCTAACAGCCCAGCCGTCAACGACACCTTTACAGTAGGTAGCGTTAGCTGGAAGTGGGATGGCTCTGTTTGGCAGAGCGTGCCCACAATCGACGCTGTTACTGGTAATCTTGATGGTGGTAAAGCAAATAGCAACTTTGGCGGAATAAATACAATTAACGGTGGAAACGCGGTGTTAGCATAATGGCAGTACAAATTCAATTTCGTAACGATACAGCAGCGAACTGGACTAGCGCCAATCCTATTTTGGCTCAGGGTGAACTTGGTCTAGAAACCAATACTGGATTCTTCAAGATAGGCAATGGCTCAACAGCTTGGACTAGCTTGGCTTACGGTGGGGTTAGCGGGTCTACTGGTCCTGCTGGAGCGCCTGGAGAGCCAAACTTTAGCTCATTCCTTTTGATGGGAGCCTAATATGGCTCAGGCCTACAAAGTCTTAGCTCAAGGCTCTCCGCTTGTTACTACAGACATTGAGCTTTATGCTAACCCAGCAGGGACACAAACTGTAATTTCTAGCCTAGTTGTGTCTAATAGATCTACTACAACCGCTCTTAGCTATAGAATTGCAATTGTTCCATCTGGAGAAACCCTTGGCGACAAACACTACATAGCTTTTGACGTTCCAATAGCAGCCAAAGATGTTTCTAATTTGGTTATTGGGCTTACCCTAGGTGCGGGCGACAAAGTAATAGTAAGATCTTCAACGCTAGATTCAAGTTTTAATATTTTTGGAGTTCAGTTTTCTTAGCATGCAAAAATTAAATTCCTTTAATTAGAAAGAAGAAAAAATGCCAACAAGATACAAAGTTTTGGGTCAGCTAGCAGCTAGCGCAACTACCAATCAAGACCTTTACACGGTTCCAAACGCAACTCAAACAGTTGTTTCAACAATAGTTGTCGCTAACAGAGGTATTGGAATCAGCTCTTTTAGAATTGCAGTACGTCCAGCAGGGGTAGCCCTAGCTAATCAGCACTTTATTTCTTACGACACCACTATAGGTAGCTTAGATTCTACTGCAATAACGCTAGGGATTACGCTTAACTCAACTGATATAATTACTGTTTATGCTGCAAATGCAAACTTAAGCTTTAGCGCATTCGGCTCTGAGATTTCTTAGTAAGGGAAAAAATGGCAGTTACAATTTTTAGAAAAACAAGTCAGAATTCAGCTAAGTACACAAACTTTAGGGGAAACCATCCAGCATTTGAGCTTAGCCTAGAATTTGTACTAGTAGCTGGAGGAGGTGCTGGATCCAGAGGAAGCGGTGGCGCTAATTCTTCTGGCGGCGGTGCAGGCGGCTACCTTTCTTCAGTTGTAGGTGAGACATCAGGGGCATTATCTGCGGCACTCCCGATTCTTGTTGACGCTATAGGACTAAGTTATTCCGTAACAATTGGCGCTGGCGGTTCGGGTGGCTCTGGGGCAGGAACAAGAGGATTCGACTCTGTTTTTTCTTCTTATACCGCAATTGGTGGAGGCGCAGCTCAACCAGGAAATCAGTCTGGTGGGTCTGGTGGCGGTGGTGGCGGGGCTGGAACTGGAACTACAGGACAAGGCTTTAACGGAGGTGCCGCTACTGGTGGCACCGCCTATGGTGCTACTGGTGGAGGGGCGGGAATTGTTGGTACTAGCGTAACTGGCAATGCCTCTGCGGCGCAGCCAGTTGTGGGAATAAAATCATCTATTACTGGATCTTTGGTTGGTAGAGCGGGCGGTGGTGGAGGAAGCCACGGAGGATCTACTGGAATGGTTGTCATAGACGGTGGAGGTATCGGAGGTAGGTTTGGCGCAGGCTCTGGAGTTGCAAACACTGGTGGCGGTGGCGGTGGAAATGGTATGGAAGCTGGCACTACTGCTGGGTCTGGTGGATCAGGAGTTGCAATATTTAGATATCCTTCTTATTGGAATGTTACAATCGGCGCAGGGCTCTCTGGCTCTACAGAAACGGTTGGATCGAATAAGGTAACAACAATAACTCAGGGCACTGGAAATATTAGCTGGGGACTCTAATAACAAAAAACGTTAATAAGTAAATTAGAATTAAAATTCTAATTTAAATTAGTTTATAGTGGATAGGGTATAATAAAAGGTATGGCCCACGCTCCAGACATTTTCCCCCCAAACTACGCGACCGCAATCGGTCAGGTTCGTCTGCTTATCCCAGACACCGAGCAGCTGGATAACCCAGCAACCTCAACGGTAGAAGCTGAGTATGTCTTTGACGATCACCAGATTCAGGCTTTACTAACTCTTTACTCAAATAACGTAAAGCGGGCAGCAGCTCAGGCTAAGCTTGTTCTCGCCACTTCAGAAGCCCTAATCAACAAAGTAATCCGCACAGCTGATTACAACACTGACGGCGCAAAGCTAGGCGCTGAGCTTCGTGAGCAGTCTAAGCAACTGCAGGCCGAAGCCGACAGGGACGACCTTATCGATTCTTACGACTCAAGCTTTACAGTTGTGCCACTTACGGCCAAGTGGGATAACGAATGGCTCTAAACTCTAGACCAGCAGTAGACCCTAGATGGACATTTCACAACTCATCTATTGAGAAGTCACTAAGACTTGCTAGTGTTGAGATTTACGATGCAGATAGCGAAGCTAGTGTTTACAATCCAACCACCAACACCTGGAGTGGTACTACAGTAAAACTTTGGGTTGGTAAAGCCAGGATTCAGCCAAGATCATCTTCTGCAAGAGTTGGCTCATCTGGAAATATTATTAGCGCAATTGACCCAGGAGCTTCTCAGATTATTGAAGTACACATTGGACTTAGAGAGAATCAGCTTGCTGGCTCTAACGGAGTCATGCCAGATCTTAGACCGGGGCACAGAATGTTAGTTACCAACTCCCCGTTAGATCAGCAGCTTAAAAACTTTGTATTTGTAGTAAGGTCTGTTATTAACAGTTCAAATCCATGGCACCGGGCGCTGTTGTGCGAGGTTAACCAGGAGCTGAACCCGAATAATGACTAATAATAAAACTGCGTTTGCAAGACTAGAAAGAGTACTTTCTCCAGAGTACATCCTTAAAAAGAATCCTGGAATGCAAAAGCTCGCTAAGGAAATGCGTCTTGCGGTTTCCAGGGCTGGAAAAGCCGGCGCTGACTCAATGCGCAACACAATTCTTTATAGCCCAACCGGGTCCTTGTGGCACGACAGAAGAAACATCTGGAGACAGGCTAACAGAGAACCGATTGCGGGAGTAAACAATCAGATCGGATCTCGTATTGAAACCGGAAATATGTACAACAGTGTTTCTCGCAAGTACGGTAAAATAGTTCCAGGAAAAGATAAGCGCTACAAGCAGGATATTGTAGGTGGCTTTGGTTGGCCAGCGGATAAGATGGGGAACATCAAAGACGCTCCGAGCTCACCGATGTCAGCTAGCAGAGGCCCAGATACTCCAAACTGGAGAAGCGACCCAAGATACTTTGCAATGCAGGAATACGGCTTTGACGGTACACCGGGCATGAACTCGCAAGAGACCGCCTCTCGTATTGCTAGGCAGAAACTAGAAGAAGAACTTAACAGGCTAAGGAAAAAATAATGGGACTATCACTACTGCCTATTGAAGACCAGATTATTACAAAGCTAAAAGAGCTTCCTCAGACCGTCTATCAAAACGGTGTTCCTGACGATGCTAACTTAGCCTACTCAAACGGCACAATGCTGCCGTTCATCGTGCCGTTCTTTGGTGGCTTTGCCAGAGCCTTAGATGGCCGTGGCATAACTTCTGTTAGACAAGACCTAGGTGAGAGCTACGTAATTATCCAGTGCGTTGGTCCGAATGAAAGATCAAGCCGTCAGGTTGCCGATCTCGTGCGCAATAAAATGACCGGATTTACCCCAAGTGATGCAGGCGAAATGGTACCCGCCTCAAACTCAAGGTATGTGACTCCTGACTTTAGTAGTCGCCCAGCAAAGTACATATCAGAAGTTACATTTAGATATGCTGTAAACACAAATGTGGTATCATAGACTAGAAACCCGAAGGGATCATAATGGCTAGCGTACTAAATACTCGCACGGGCAAATTTGCCAATGTGCCAAATCATTACATTGGGCACCCAATTTTGGGCGAAGACCTTGTTGTCGTAGACGATGAGTTCGAGGCTGCACCAAAAGAAAAGAAAACCAAGTCTGAGGCCGGAGTTTTCTCCTGGTCAAAGAATCAAAAAACCGAGGAGCAGCCTGCTCCAGAAACTAACATAGAGAACGAGGAACACGAAGATGCCCACTAAGCTACTCCGACCTAACGTTGGTATTTATGTTGCTGCCGCTGATGCGTTTGCCAACTACAAGACTCCGACGCTAACTGAGATTACCGCAGCAACAAAGGTATTCAACATTTCGCCAGCAATTACTGACGATTACACCCTGAACATGACTGACTCGGACAGCGACACTTCGCTTGCGATCGTAGACAGCGCTTCAGTTGAGACCCCAACCTACTTTAACTACGAAGCATCTCTTGATGGCTTCCGTGACGAGAATACTTCAGCAACATCTGTTTACAACAAGTTCCGTGACCTATTCAAGAACCCAGATGTAAAGTATTTCCTAATCAAGCGTGTTGGCTATGCACACAACGCAGCTTTCGCAGCTGGTCAGGAAGTATCAATCTACGGCGTAAAGACCGACTTCCCAGTCGAGCTTCTTGGCGACGGTGAAATGATTCGTGACGGCGCTCGCTTCCTTACCACTGGTGAAGTAGCAGTAAACGTAGCAGTCGGAGCCGGAACAGCAGGAACAGGCCCAGCGCTTGCAGCCACTGTCGGAACCAAGACAACCGCTAATGGTAAAGTCAGGGTTTACTGGATCCCAGCTGCAAACATCACTGGTACTGAGGATGCATGGCTTGCAGCTCCAGACATCACTGACTTTAGCGCCGCTGGCTCACTAGACCTAACCTCAGCAATTGCTTGGGACAGCTATGAGCTTGGTTCTACTGACTCGAACAAGATTGATGACCGTGGAATTGTTGACGAAGGCGCTGTACAAGAGCGTGGCTTTGCACAGTTCTCAGCTTCATTGATGTTCTTCCGTGGAGTCACAGCAGAGACCACTGGCGCTTACTACAGCGCTTACGAGGCTTTCAAGGCTGCAACTGACGGAACTCGTCCAGTTGGATTCCTTGTAACTCGCGTTGGTATTCCTGCCACTACTGCACTTGCTGCTGCGCAGACCGTATCTGCTTACAAGTTTATTGCAGATGCTTTTATGGACAACACCGAAGGTGAAGACTCCGTAAAGTTTATGGTCAACTTTGCCCCACAGGGTAAGCTTGGCGTAAAGGTTGCAACAGTAGCTTAATCGAACTGGTGGGAGAGGGTCTTTGCGCCCATTTAGCCCTCTCCCACTACTTTTAAACGGGCAAACATAAAGATAAGAAAGGCGCAAAATGAGCGACGAATTAAATGGAGCAGTTGAAGAGGCTATTGAATTAGCCCAGGAGGCTCAGTCCAAAAAGGTATTTAACCTTTCGGACGCAATCAAGGGTAGAGCTTACCCACAAAAAGACACAGTTGTTTATCTGGACGACGAAAGCGCAATGAAGCTTGTCGAGCTAGATGAGCAGATGTCCTACACTACAGACCCAGCCGAGCTTAAAAAGCTAGAGGCTGAGGCGCAAAAACTATCTAAGTCAATCAAAGACTCGGCACTTACCTTTAAGATGCGTGGCGTAAGCCAGGATGCTATCGAGCTTGTGCTAAAGCAGCTTAATGAGAAGTACAAAGTCAAGGGCTCAGCTGGCACAGAGAACCCTGAGTGGATGAAGGACTACATCACAACTCTAGTTGGCATGAACATTATCTCCGTAGTTGACGCTTCTGGTTCTGCAGACGAGGCAACTTACGATTTTGAAAAGACCGAAGAGATCCGCAGAAACATTCCGGCTGCTGAGTGGGGCAAGCTAGTAGAGATGATGCAGAAGCTTACACTTGCCGGTGGCTACTTTGAGCAACTTACGGATGCAGGTTTTTTACAGAAGTCCTAACTTGGTCGCATAACAGAACTTATGTGGTTAAGCTTAGGGCTGCCATCGAAAATAAAATACGTCCATCAGCAATGCTCTTTCACGAGCAGCTTGATCTTCCATGGACGAAGTTTGACTTCCTGCTTTTAGAAGCGTATCAAATGCTTCAGGATGAAACCTGCTCTATGTGCGGGAGTCCAATCTGGATTTGCCGTAATGAGTCCGCTGCAAACGTAGGTTTTAAAATCAAAACCGCAACTTGTTTTGCTAAAGTTGAGCTTGATAAACATCAAGAGCGTGAAGAAAAAAAGAACAAGAAAAAGAAAAAGTATGGCGAACAGGAATATATAATTCCTTATACCTACGACGGCGGCGAACTGCCGACTAGGATGAGTTATCTTAACGCCCTAGCAGAAGAAGCAATAAACTCTAGTGATACAAATAGTGTATAATAGGTATAACATAAACTAGACCTAGGCGGAGCTCTTGGCAAACAAAGATGACTTAAGCGTCAATATTAATGTTGGGGTTAACCTCGACAAAGCCAGCGTTGATCAAGCAAAAGAAGAGCTAAAGTTTTTACTTGAGCTTGAGAAAGAGCTTGGCGTAGAGGGCGCTAAAAAGATCAAGGTGGGTGGATACTCAACCTCGGCATCACCAGACAGAACTGTCCGTAATAAAGCAGCAACCCAAATTGAAAAAATGGGTGGTGACTGGAGCGGCGTTGACATTGCCGAAAAAGCAAGCGTCGAACTAGCTAAAAGATTCAACGAAGCAGCCCAGGAACTTTCTAAAGCTTTTAAGATAGACTTTATTCCAGACTTTGCAGCTTCTATTGGCGAAGCTGATTTTGCACTCCCTAAAGACTCAATGGCCGCAGACAAGATCACACAGGCAATTGAAGACTTTGTAATGAACGCCGCTGGCGAAGTTACTGTAAGCCCGGCTATGTTCATGGCTGCAGCCGAAAAGGTAATGAAGAAAAACCCTGGCCTTGCTGTGCCACGCGGTATGGATACTGTGAGCGGAATCATTAAACCAACTCCAGCTTTTGGAAATGTCGCAAACTACGATCAAAAACTATCAGAAGAGTTTAATCAGTTTATTACACAAGTTGTTGGAGATAACCCAGCAGCTGCAACTAAGGTCTCTGACTTCCTAATTTCCAAACTAAAAGTTTTAATGTCTGGAATTATTGACGATGCACAAAAGGCCAGAGAAGATGTATTTAGGTCATTGGGTGTTGCCGAAGGAGACGATGCCGCTGAGAACGTAGTTCGCTATGCTGACGATGCCGCAAGAAGGGCTGTTGCAATTGGTGAGCAAATGCGTGGCCTGCAAGCAGGAACAACCGCAATGTTTGGGCCTGGGCTTTTGCCAGAAAAATTTCAATCAAAACCAGGGGCAGTATCTGACCCTCAGCAATTACTAAATGTTCTTATCGGAGAATACTCAGATGAAGTAACTGGGGCTATCATGGCAGCTGTGCCTGACCCATCAAAGGTTGCAGAGCCAATAGCACAGATTCTAATGAACCCCTATATTCTTGGCGATAAGTTTGCTACTGGATATCAGGATGAGATTAACAAAGCACTCAAGAGAAGAGCTCCTGCAGTTGCAGAAGTAGCAGCTCCTGTAGTAGCGGCTCGTGGTGGTGGAGCTAATAATCCAGACATTAACTTGCTTCGCAAATATCTTACCGACCAAAAGGCACTTGTAGAAGCCCAGGGTAAAACCTTTATGGCTGGACTTGACACTGAATTTAACTCGCAGATTGATGAAAAGCTAACTGAGCTTGGATTAGTAATTGAAGATGGCAGCGGCAAGTTTGTAGAGATCTTTAAGTTCTTGCAGCTTCCGGGAGATCTTGGCGCTATGGAGCAGGGATGGCAAAATCTTCCAAAGCGTATACAGGGAACTCAGGCTAAAGATGCCGCCGACCTATTAAAACGCGGACAGCTTCTTGGGATTCCAAAAGAAAACATTGGTGTGCCAGATGACTCAGAAGCAAACTTCCTGCAGTATCGGGAAAAGATTTCTAAGCTTATTGACATACTTAACCTTCTTAGCGAACTTGGAATTAGCTTAACCGGAAGCAACTTCCAGGCTGCCGAAGCGGCAAATATTAAAAAAGCTATTGGCTACATTAACTCAAAGTCTACCGGGATGGGTCTTGAGCCACTCGGAGTACCAGATCTTGCAAATGTATTTGACCCAGCAACTCTTGCAAAGAAACTATCGCCAGGATCTTCTGAGCTTGCAAGAATTTTTGATTCACCAGAAGCCAAGAATGGAATCTCTGGTGCACTAGGCAATTTAATTAAAAACATTGCTCAGCAATTTCCGGACTTTATTGCCAGATACTCTGACCAGTTTAAGATGTCCGAAGGCGACAGAACTTTTGAATACAAAGCTGCCGGTGGATCTGCTCAGGCACACTTTGCACTAACTGACGCTGCGGCCAGCCTTATCGTAAAAGACTTTGTAGAAGAGTTTGGTGACAATGCCGCAACTCTTCTTGTGCCGATTGCAAAAAATTTAAACACCAAGGTCCAAGCGGCTGCTGGTGGTTCAGGTGGAAACAAACCACCTAGCACACCGATTGCATCTGCAGACAAGCCGAGCGAAGATCCTATGGCTAACAGAGCAGCCTCTTCACTGCAGCAGCTTTTGCTCGTTGGACAGAAGTATCAAAGTGCAATCGCTGGGCTTACAGAAGCTGAGCGGATTAAAGTTGAGCAGAGACTAAAGGTACTGCAAAGCAGCAGAGAGCAAGCAGAATTACTAGGAGAGATTGCCGAGCTTGAAAAGAAGCGTTCAGAAATTCTTGCAGAAGCGGCTGAGGTTAGTGCAGGGTCTTCTAAATTTGCAAGAGCTAGGATTGTTCTAGGAGATGCTGGTCCAGAAGGCCCGCTCACTCAGGGCGATACAGCGGCAGCTAAGAGATATCAACAACAAACTATAGCTGCTACTAAGCTGGGCACGGCAATTGCAGAGCTTACAATAGCTGGTCAAAAGCGTGAGCGACAGGTAATAAGTTCTGTAAAAGAAGAAGCTCGTTACAAGCAGGTTAGCGAAGCTCTTGTTCAAAATATGCGTAAAGAAATTGATACAACTTACGAGAACGCTCAAGCCGGAAAACAAGCTACTGCACAAATTAAAAACCAAATGCAAGAGCAGGTTAATGCTCAAAAGGCTGTGCAAAGACAAACACAGAGCCTGATGAATACTTGGGTTACATCCCGTTATGCCCTATACGACATTGGTAACTTCTATCAGAATGTTGCACAAAATCTAATTAGGGTTTCTCGTCAAATCTTTGATACTACAAGATCTTACAGAAACTTTGAGACCGCTTTTACTTCGGTTGAACGTGCAATGCAGCTTAGCCAAGAGGGTGCTGTAGATCTAAGAAATCAGTTTATTAAATTATCCGAAACTATTCCAGTATCATTTGAAGAGATCTCCCGAATTGCAACTCTTGGTGCTCAGATGGGAATTGCAGCAGATGGTATTGTGGGCTTTACCAAAACCATTGCAGAGTTCTCATCTATTACTGGGATCAGTGCCGAAACAGTAGCCCAGCAGTTTGGTAGAATTGCAGAACTTGCCGACGTAGATCCAACTGAGTTTAATAACCTGGGTTCAGCCGTGGCATTTGCTGGTGTAAACGCAGTTGCTACTGAGTCTGAAATCCTTACACTTTCACAAAGCATCGCAGCTGTTTCAAATCAAGTTGGAATTACAGCCCCTGAGATTGTTGGTCTTGGAACCGCACTTGCTTCGGTAGGTATTCCTGCCGAGCAGGCTCGTGGTGTATTTACCCGTGTGTTTGCAGACATTGATAGAGCCGCAAGTTTGGGCGGAGAAAGCCTTCAGGCGCTTTCTCAAATAACCGGACTTAGTGCTGAAAAAATCTCGTCAAGCTGGGGACAAGAAGGTGCTGCAAACGAAGTCTTTATTGCATTGCTTAAAGGTCTAAATGCTTCTGAAAATCTAACTGCTGCTTTTGACAAACTAAACATTGTTGAAACTCGTGAGATTAACACACTCACTCGTCTTGCAAAAAACATGGATGTTGTAATGCAGGCATTAGATGACTCTGGTATGTCATTTGAGTCTGCAACTTTTTTGAGTGAATCTTTTGATAAAACAGTGGATAACTTAGACTCAAAGCTAACCCTCCTAAGAACTAACTTTGACTCATTAACTGCATCTTTGATGTCATCCTTTGGACCAGCCCTAGGATTTGCTGCTGATTTACTTTCTCAAATCTTTAGGTTCTTAAAGGGAGCAGAAGATTCGTTATTGTTCCGTCTTGGATTACCGGTCACTGGTGCAGTAATAGCACTTGGTGCAGGTGCTGCTCTAACCGCTGCTGGAATTGCAAAACTTACAGCTCAACTTTACGCATTTAGAGTTGCGCAAATCAACGCTGCAAATGCACCTACTGCAGTTGATGGAACACTTAGACAAGTTAAAGCGCTCCTTGGTCTAAACTCTGGATTAATTGAGATACGTGAAAATGTTTCGGGAGTTAACGAAAGAGGCTTGGTAGAGCCAGTAAACTTTAGGGGCTTATTTACTAGCGTAAAGAAGCAGCAGCAGGAATTACTTAATCTAAAAAACATTTATATGTCTGTAGGGGATGTTGCTAGGCAGACAATGGATGCAAAGTCTGCCGAAGCTCTTGGCGATGTTAGACTTGCAAGACTTGAGGCTGATGCAATTAATAATGCATTAATTTCAAAAAGATTAGAAATAGAAGCTTTGGAAAGAAGCGCAGATCCAGCAGATCTTGCACGTGCGGCTGCTATGCGAACTGCCTACTCCCAAGCTTACATAGTTTCAGTAGAAGGCGAAATTAGAGTTCTTACTCGCCTAGAGCTTGAAGAGCAAAAGGGTGTAATAGCATCAAGTAATATGAGCGCAGCAAAAAAGAGGGAAGCTCTGGCTCGCTTAGAAAATGCCACTGCAATAAACTTAGAAACCAAATCTGCTTCACAAGCTTTTACCAGCATTGCTGGTAAGGTTACTGGTTTCTTGGGAGTCGCGGCATTAATTGCTAGCTTAATCCCAACTGTGCTTGCATTGTTCGATGCATTTAAAAACCTTAATAAGATTGACCTAACTGAATCCGGTGGTGGAATAGAGTCTCTTCGTGAGGCAATCCTAAAGGACACTCAAGCCGTAGAAGACGGCACAATGAAGGCAATTGCAACTGCAAGAGTAGAGTACAAAACCTACAAGACAGTTACTAACGAAGCTGCTAAATCTATTTACAATTTAGTTTCAGCAAATGGATCTGCATCTGGTGCGATTAAAACAGCAACAGAAGATGTTAAGGGTCAGAATGTAGCAATTGCTGACAACACTAAAGAGTGGATTGCAAATGCTATTATGCGAAATGAAAAGTTGCAAGAGTGGGATTTTGGACAAATTCAAGACACTATGTATAGCCTTGGTTTGGACTTTGAACAAGTAATTGCTGATATGGTTTCACAGTCTAAAGACGCAAAGATTAACCCACTTAAGGGTGTGGACGCAGAAATCTCAAGAGTAAGAAATGAGATAACAGCACTTGTAAGAGGTGAGACTTTAGGTACAGTTGGCTCAGCTAAGATCCAAGAAAGATTAGGACTACAAGAAACTTTAAAGGGATTAGAAAATACAAAGTCATTACTTCTTGCTGTTGGAGATAGCATTAAGCAAGCGTTTTCTGAAACAGCGCTTTGGGGTGCAATTAAAGGTGCACTTGGTTTAGAAGGTGCAGAAAATGCAATTACAAAACTAATTGATAAATACAAAGATGCAATGGAAAGCGGCAAAGGCTTAAAGAAGATCTTTAATGAAGTTAAGGTTGCTGCTATTCAACTTACCGGGGCAACCGGAAAAGACCTTTTAAAGATTCAAAGTGCCGAAAGCCTTCAGGGGCTAAGAGATGTTATTGCTGGAATGCTTACCGCAGCTAAGGCGGCATCCACACTAGAGCTTAGAACTGTAAAGGCAAGCGCTGCACTGATTGCACTGAAGGCTGCTGACAAACTTGAAATTGAAAGTCTTGAAGATGCACTAGCTTCTATAGATGCACTTCTTCTTGGACTTAAGACTGGAATTGATGGAGTTGGCGGAGCGGCAGAGTCTGCGGCTGACAAGCTTGGAAGATTGCTCAGTGAAGCTAATAGTGGAATTCAAGGAGTGCTAGATCTCAGGGGTGCAATTAGGTCCCTTGGCAAGAGTATGGCTGAAAGCAAGGACTTTAGTTTAGACACAGACCTTGGTGCCGCAAACATAAACTCTGTGCTTTCTGTAATTGAGTCTATTGGAGCTAAGGCTGGCGGAAACTTTAAGCAGGCTGAAAGAAATCTAAACATCTTTAAGCTTACCCTTTCTGACATGGGTGCTCCTCAAAGGGCAATTGACCTAGTTAACAATGCAATCGCTAAACTTGGCGGATCAACTAATCTAACTAAAAAGCAAGCAGAAGCTTTAAGAAAACAATTTGCTGCAATCTTTGGAACTTTTAAAACAAACTTTCAGGCTGGTGCCAATGAAATTAATAACGTAGAAAATAAGATTAGAAGCCTTACTGACTTTGTAAGCGATCTTCGCAGCGTATTACAGTCAGCATTTGAGGTCCGCTACGGATCTCAGACTGGACTGGATGCAATAACCAGCGCTTGGTCTAACCTAACGCAAGCAGCTAAGGATGCAGAAAAAGCAGTTAAGTCTGCCAACGATGAAATCAACCAGTCGATGGCTGACAAAACTGTCCTACAGTACCAGCTCTCAGTAGCACAAAGATACAATGACGAGAAGCGAAGTGCAGTAATCCGCGCCAAGCTAGCAAAGCTTGACCAGCAGATTGTGGATCAACAACAACAACTTGCAGATGCAAATACTGCAAACGATAAGTCACTTACTGGTAACACTAAGTCTGCAATTGACAACAGAGCTAAGGTTAGAGATCTTGTAACTCAATACAACTCTTACCTACTATCGCTTGCAAACACAAATATGAGCTCTACTGACCTTGCTGTTAAGGCAAAGGAGCTAGAGGCAGACTTCCTAGCTCAGGGTCTTGCACTTGGTTATGCAGAAGCTGAGCTAAAAACTTACACTCAAGCTTTTGCCGGAGACTTTACTGCAGTACTAGCGGGTGTTCCTAGAGACATTACTATTACAGTCAACACCGATCCTGCACTTCGTGCAATCGAGGAGTTTGCAGCCAAAGCAAGAGAAGTACTTTCAACTATTGTTGCTCCGCTTGCTGCTATCAAACCTGGTGCAGCCGAAATTACCGACGAAGAAAAAAGATATGCAAACTTATTTAGAACTGGCGAAGCAAACAAACAGGCTGGTCCAGATATTAAGGGTAGGCCAGGGGAAGTTGTTAAGGGACCAAAGGGCACAACCTGGGCTTGGGATAGTAAGAGTAAAGAGTGGGACAGGGTCGCTAAAAAGGCTATGGGCGGATATGTCAGTGGACCTGGAGGACCAACCTCTGACTCTATTCCAGCGATGCTTTCAAACGGTGAGTATGTAATTAACTCCAGATCAGTTGGTGCTTACGGTCTAGACTTTATGAATGCACTAAATCAGCAACGCGTTGGCTTTGCTCCGACACAGGGATCATTTAACGGTGGGTCTTCTGGCGGGTCTCAAATGGTATACTTGAGCCCAGAGGACAGGGCTCTACTAAGAGCTGCGGTTGACAGACCTATTGCACTGTACACCGAAAATGCCAAGATTGCTCAATCTGCTAATGCTGGAAATGTGCTCCTAGCACAGAGAGGTACTAACTAATGAGTAGCGTATACTTTGGAAATAGCAGCCACCAGGCCTGGATCAAAGCACCTCAGACTGGGGTAAGAGCTACCAACCAAGGCTGGAGTGCTGAGACTCAGCTGCTTAGTGGTAGGACTCACATCAGGCGTTCTGACGCTTCTCACAAGCGTTTTACAATGAACTGGCTTGGGTCAATGAATGACACTGAAAATAGCCTGATGATTGTAAAGGATTTTGCAGACGGTCTTTATGGTCCAGGACCATTCTTTTGGAATGACCCATACACCCTAACTTCAAATATGTTTCCGCCTGCCTGGGCAGCCCCGGCTATGAGCATTGATACAGACTGGGATGCTATCTGTCCAGATGATGTAGGAATTACAAAAGCTAAAGTTCTTACCTCAAGCGTATCTAACCTTGTTGGAAATAACACGCAGGACTACCCAATTTACACAGCTAGGTTTACTGCTCCAGGAACTCCAACGGCAGAGAGTGATAAGTTTAATTTTTACATTCCAGAAGGCTACACTCTTTGGCTTGGACTACACGGTCATCATGGAACAACTGGTGCTGTATTTGGAAAGCCTTACAAAAACGGAGTTGCTGGAACTGCAGTAAACATTACCCCACTTGGTGTAAACACCGCCATTAGAGTTAACGCTTCTTTTTCTAGCACCGCAGCAGATCGTGTAGAATTTTATCTAGCAAAAATAGCAAGTGGTCAGTGCACTTTTCACGTGACCGGGTTAGTTGCTCAGCTTTTAAAAACTAGCTCAAGCCCAGAGCAAGGTAAGTTTATTTCTGGCAGAGGAACCATGGGCCTAGAGTTTGCTTCACTGCCTGAAATTGAATACTACTCTGCTGCTATTAACAACGGGCAGATTGGAATGTCTGCAACCTTTGCGGAGATCTAATGCCGATAAAACTAGAAAACATATCCGGCAATGGGTCAATACTTCCAAACAGTATTTTTTCTTATTCTTATTCTGAAGAAGTTTCCTCACTTGAGCCTAGCAATATAGCTGGAGCAACAAGTCAGGTTAGCGTTTCTGCAATTGCTGTAGACTCAGAGGAAACCGACTCTCATGCTGACAGCAAGTTGCTTATTAACAACGAGATGTCATTTACTGATAGCCTTCGTGGCGAAGTTAACTTTAGAGTTAAAAATGTTTCTAAAAATCTAGCAGCTGTTTCTATTACAGGAGAAACAATTGAGTCTAGGCTAAATGTAGAAAGAACTGCAGCCCCGCATGGCGGAACTGGTGCAACATTATTAACTGCGATTAATTATTACTGCGGACTTGTTAATATAACTCCGGTTATAGGCACGACCTTTGCAGCTGAACTAGCCCTTGTGCCAGTTAACTTTATTGGATGGAAGGGCATTGTCTGGGAAAAGCTAAAGGAGCTCTGTGCCGGGTTTAGTGCTAGCGTAAACCAAAATGTTGGAATTGAAATGGTTATTAACCAAAGCAGTCTAGTATTTCGAAAAGCTAAACAAAACATAATTTCTGTAGAAAAAGAACTTTCTAATGAGTCAATTAATATTGAGTCTTTTGACACCGCTAGGTCAGTGACTGTATTTAACTATAATACATCCTACGGCACAAATAAGGTATTTTACGAGGTGTCGAACTTTAATGAGAGTAAAGAAAAGCAGGATCGTTTTCAGTCTAGCATTTCAGACTCAATGCAGGTTGAAGCGGGCGGCACTCTTAGAAAAAGATTTACTGTTAATGCAACTTTTGTAACAATTAATCAGCCGGTATGTGTAGAGCAAATAACTAGAACTTTCCCAAATCCTTACGCAGGAACAACGGGTCAATTTGTTATTGTCGGTATTGATGATTTGCCAATTAAGCCACAGGAGTGGAGCGATAATGGCGGATCGTTAACTGTTGAGCTTGTTGACGAGAACGGCGAGGCACTACCCCCGGGGGAAGTTGAGCTAGTCATTAAGGCTCCGAAGCTTACTGGGCTACCAAAGGCTTCAGATCCAAATGAAATAGCTTTTGCGCCGTACAAAATTGGTGTAGAGTCATCTGGTGAAGCAGAGTATCCTGCTCTTTGGCTTACTGGAACTGGGGTTTTTTACGAAAAGAAAGAAAAACTTTTCTTAACTGGCTCATCTAATGAGTACACTTCAAAAACTGAGGGTCCAACAGTAGATAACATTTTTATTGTTAATGCTTTCAACGCAAGCTCAAGAGGAGTGGCAGCTGCTCAAGCTAACTGCGGTCCTAAAATTACTCTAAGCCAAGAAATGTCAAAAGGAATTACTTTTAGTGACGATATTGGCTCCCTACAAACAGTAGGTTTGAATCAGTACAGAATTAACACAGCTAACTTTAGCGAATCGTCTATATCTATTACTAGCTCAGCGATGCTAACGCTTCAACAATGGAATCAAATTTGGACTGGGAAAACCTTTGCAAATTTTAATACCACTGTGCTAAATTCAAATCTTTTTCCAGACGAGGCCTTAAAATTCAATGAGTTTAGTATTATTCCAAGAATAGGTGCATAATGGTAAACATTATTCCAATCAGTTACTTGCCAGTTGCTTCTCAGCCTTGGGGTAGAGAAATACAAAAAAGACTAGAGTCACTAGAGTCTAACTTTTCTCTGCAAAAGACAAATACAAACACGGTTGATACACAGCTGCAATCATCCTATAAAAGGCTTGATGAGACGGTTAGAAGTCTCAGTGTAATTAGCGTAGACATTAGTGATGTTACCGCTTTGTCAAATCAAGCTATTTCGATTGCCAACAGCGCAATTGCTGGACTTAATAGTCTAGCAACTACTGGTAGTTCTTATCCTATTAACGCTGGTAACGTTACAAGCGGCACAATGGAGCAAGCTAGAATAGCTAACCTTACTTCAGACTTGGCTCTTAAGGCAAATTCCGCATCACCTAGTATCACAGGAGTTACAAGTGTTGCAAATGCTACCACCGTGCCTTCTACCAACCCAACAGGTGGAGGATTTTTATACTCAGAAGGTGGCGCTTTAAAGTGGCGCGGATCTTCTGGAACTGTTACAGTAATTGCAATTGCATAATAAAGAGTAAGGTATAATAATATAATGGCATCTACAAGCAAAGGCATTGTTTACCCGACATCGGGTGACAACATCGCACCACTCGAGACTCACTTCGCATCACTAGCCCAAAGCGCTGACGAAGCTATAGGTGATGTTCAGACACTCGCTGAAGAAGTAGAAGCATCAGTAGAGACACTAAGAGATGACATTGGTGATATTCCTCAAGTCGGTGCGTTTGCATTTACTGGGCCATCTGCTGCAGCAACTCCGGTTGCTTTGACGATTACGCTTCCATCTGGGTACTTTAGTACGGCTCCTACTGTGGTCGCTACGGTTTCAGGTATAAATACCTCGAAAGCCTACTTCCCTGTGCTTCACAGCATTACTACAAGTCAGTTTCAGGTGAGAGTATGGACCACAAACGCCACTGCAAGCGAAAGCTTAACTTTACAATGGATCGCTAAGTAAGGAAAATTATGAGACTACCTTTTAATAAACCAATCCCTAAGATTAGCTATGGCTTTGGATGGCGATTTCATCCTATTGAGAAAATCCGAAAGCACCATAATGGGATTGACTTTGCTGGCGCTTTGGGCACAGACATCTATGCTGTAGAAAACGGCAAAGTAATTTTTTCTGGACCCTCAAGTATTAAGAATTTAAACGGCGAGCCAGGTGGGGGTGGCTACATTATTAAGATTAGCCACAAGATCAACGGCTCATTCTATACTTCAACTTACATGCACCTTCTAAAAGGCTCGCTAAAAGTAAAGAAAGGCGAGCTTGTTATCGAGGGTCAGCCTATTGCAAAGCTTGGTAACACTGGTGCCTCAACTGGACCGCACTTACACTTTGAGATCCAGAAGGGTCGCACTTACATCTGGAGTCTAACTGGCAAAAACTACGAAGAGCCACTAAGCTTTATTGATACTCAGCGTAAGCAGGACAGACTAAAGACAAAGGCTAAGGCAAAAAAGTGAACTGGCTAGACTCTGTATTTTTACTAAAAGATGAAAAGGATAAGGGCTCTGGACCGTCTTGGAAATTTAGACGCAAGCTAATCTTTGGTGCTTATAGAGTCGGCGTAGTTATGATTGTCTTTGGAATGTTTACATTCTTTTGGGATACTCAAGTGAGTGTGCAGCTAGTAATTGGCGGAGTTGCACTTATCTCAATTATTTTAACCGCCTACACGGCATCCGCTACAATAGAGGATGTAAACCTATGGAAACCTGGAGAAACTGATGATGTTTAATTTGAGTAATATGTTTAATTTTGAGCCACACGTACGCAAGCTAATTTATGGTGTTATTGCAGCACTGGTCCCACTACTTGTAGCATTTGGCGCAATATCTGATGAGGTTGGGCAGACTGTTCTTAACGTAACAGCCGCAATTCTAACTATTAGCGGTTCAGTTCTTGCTATAAAGAACGTACCAGAAGAAAAGTAACACCATGGCCGAAGATTACACAGAAGTTCTAGTTGCCATTGGGCGCATTGAGGAAGGTATTAAATCAGTGCGAAGTTCTATTGAACGTTTAGAAAAAAAGTCAGACGCTCAAGACAACCAAATTAAAGAGCTTAAGGATGATATGCAAGGCCTTGAGCTTGATGTGCAGAAGCTAGAAACTCAGCGTAGTCAGACCAAAGAAAACGTAGCTTTGTTATTTGCATTTGTTGCATTTGCAGCTACAGTAATTAACTTTATAATTAACAATATGTAATTACCCGACAAGACTAAACCCCCGGCATTTCTGCTGGGGGTTTTAGTTTTTAATAGGTCTTCATTTTTATTTTCTTTTTCTTTTTAGCTTCATCAAGATCAATGCTATTAACCCAAGACTTGCCTGCGTCTCCACCCCAAGCGTCCCACGCAACCCTGCCTGGACTTGGGTAATTTTTTTCACCAGCAAAGAATCCGTTTGCACGTCGGTCCACAGTGTGTCGTGCAAAGTAAGACCGCATTCGAGCTACAGTGTCACGGCCTACAGTGCCACCGGAAGCAAGCTGAGACGCTCTGCGTCTTCCTACTGCAGTAAATCCACCACCAGCTTTGCCATCTGCAATCCACTTAAGTGCTCGCTTAGCTGCACTGCTTACTCCAGTAGGAACTTTATAAGTCTCTGCTTCTGCAAACTTATTTGACTCCGCTAGGCTTGCAATTTTTGTAAGCGTAGAAAATTTGTGTCCAACCTTAGTATCAGTTGCGGCCCATCCATCGCCTGAACGCCTCCAAAGAGTTATCAATGCAGCTGGATCTTCTTTGGTGCCCTTGATTGTAAAACTAGAACCAGGAACATTAATGCTTCCGTTTCTTTCGATCCTGGTAATCTTTCCTCGCGCTGTTCCGCCCGAGCTACCCCAACGCACAAAGTCGCCGGTCTTAAGAGCTCCGGAAGCTGCTTCCATCATCGGCATGCCAAGGTCTACAAGACCAGGAGGAATAATCGCCAACCTACAAATTCCCTCTTCTTCAACCTGTGCATCAATTGCAGAGCATCCAAAGCTCTCTTCGGTTTCGACATGGAATACACAGTTGCCACACTTGACACCAATTTCTTTGTCTTCATTTTCAGAGGGCGGTAAGTAGTTAGGGTAAACAGTGCTACCCTCTGAACCAAACTTACCAAACTGTCCTACGATTTCAATCATTGCATCGGCAAGGGCCTTTTCGTCCCCCGAGATGTCAGCGTAGAGCTCTTGGTCTACTTCTTTAAGCTTCTTAACAGTCATAAAACTATACCTTCTTTTAGACATAAACTATGCCAATTATATCATTACCCATA